AGATTATAGATTATTTATTATTTATTATTTATATTATGGAAAAATCATAGATTATAGACTATTTATTAGTGCATCAGAGAGATTTATGAACCATCGTTTTCCATTATTTTTACGCATATCGTATAATCGAAAATAAATTTCTTGAGCAGCGCAAAAATATGTTTGATTTAGTGCTTTTAATGTATTAAGCACATCTTCTTTTACGTTTAAAAGTGTAAAAATCTTTTCAGTATTTGCTTTTCCTGCTTGATCACATCGAGCCCCTTTATTTGTTGCAGTTTTTATTTTGAATTCTGTAACTAATTCTTTTGTTATTTTTTTATTAACTGCTAAAATTCCTAAAACATCAGATAGACTTTCACTAGGTATTTTATTGGCTTCAATAACTTTATCAAAATCATTATAGTCCTCAAATTCACCAATAATTAAAATCACATTATCGGGTTTTTTACTTTCACTTTTACTTTCACTTTTAGTTACATTTTTTATCATATATAAGGTATAATCCCTAAACTCGCTTTTATTTGGTATTAGCAAAGCCTTAGCTTGTGTCTTAGCATTAGTGCTTTTCAATATTTTCGAATTATAATAATTCAATAATTGCTTAGTAAAATCGGTTTCTTCGTTGTAGCTAGCATTGAATAAATAAATAGCAAGTAGCACCGTCTTATTATAATCCAAGTCATCAAGCAATATATGAATTGCTAGCTTATTAACTTCGTCACGCGTTAATTCTTTCTTTGCTCTCAAAATATCCATTATTTTACCATAATAAAAATATTTGTTATCTTTAATAGGTTTGGTCCCTTTTACTTGCTGAAAATGCGTAATTATGTATTTGTAATTATTTTCTAATTCTGCTATAAGCGATTTAATCAAAGTTATGTTGCTATTTGACAAACCGTCTAAATCAGGGTTTGCATATAGTTTGATTTGTGATGTATTTTTGTCTTTTTTGTCTTTTGTTTCTAGACCATATTTTTCTTGTGTCTCGGTGTCGTCTATTCGGACCGAATCAGATATATTCACCTTTAATTCATTAGGTTTAGTTAGTATAGGATTGGTGCGCTCAAACAATGTTGCATCAGTGTTTAAATCGGCTGGTTGAAAAATATACATAGTATCAATATTTATTAGTTTTCCCGAGTTATTATATTTATCTGTTATAAATATGTTTTCATTATTGACTAGCTCATCGAGCGCATTGTTTATATGTTCTAGTGGATAATCTTTAAACGCAGTAATGTGCTTAATAATGTCAGTCTTAGTATAAAAGTATTTTTCTTTATATAAATCTCTCAACATTTTTGTAAGCACTTCATTATTTGTTTTCAAAAATGTGTCATTATATAGCGAACTATTTATTTTTAAGCTTCTGCCATATATTTTGTCATAGTCTTCGCTAGAAGGCTTACAAAAATACCGGCATTCAGCCATATAATCGCATAGAGCGCTATATGCTTTGTCGCCTATAGTATAGTTAATTGAAGAGTTATTAGAAAGAGTAATAGCCAATTCTTTATTCAAAAATTTCTCGTCGAATTTTTGTTGCTCATAATTAAGTAAACAATCTATACTATGCTCTTTAAGCACTCGCGTAACTGTTCCAATTACTTTCGCTTTTTCTTCTGCTTTTCTATAAATAAATAAGTCTACCGACTCAGTATTATTATTTAACAATGTGCCATGCATATATATTTGCACATTTCGCAATTTAAGAGGAAGGTCCTTGTGACTACACGTTCTAATTGCTCTGCCAATAATTTGCTCAATTCTATTTATATTATACCAAGGCTCTAAAATATGTATTTGTCTAATATATTTAAAATCTAATCCTTCACTTCCTGCTGCCGATAAAAGTATTACTTTCACTATTTCGCCATTAATATTATTTGTGTCAGTGCAAGCCTTTAAATCGCCCACTATATCAGGAGAAATATTGCTGTTTCCACTAATAATAACGTATTTTGCGCCTCTAAAACGCTGTCCTTGCTCTAACTCCGACTTCTTTTTATAAGTATTTACATCTAATTCCTCGCTTGGAGGACTAGCAAATAAAGATTTATTGGTTCCATAGCGAGTAAATCCCGCTGTTTCTAATGCTAATGCTAGCGGTATTAAACCCGAGTCAATAAATTGCGAATATATAATAATTGGACCTTGCGAATTAAAAACAGAGTCTAATATAGCTTTAATCTTTGTACTATATTTTTCTATTACATTATAATCAAATATATCACTTGTAGCAAATTCGCTATTAAATTTATAGCCATATCTTGATTTTGGTGCCTGACTTTCTTCATAGCTCATTATATTATTTATGCCCATTTTACCAATAATATCTCTAATGTTAACAAGTCCGTTTATTTCCTCAAGATTAATATTAGCAATAACATCTTGAATATTTTCATAGAGCGCCATTTTTTCGTCAAAATAAGCCTCTAATTTACTATTAGGAAACACCATATTTAGCGCTTCTAATGGTTTTTGTAATAATGTGTATCCAAATGTTTCCATTGCATTAATTTTCTCTTCGTCGAATTTTGATATGTTGTTTTTGAGGACAATATTATATACAAACTCTTGGTAAGGCGACACTTGATTTACGTATATATCAAATAATTCTATTTTTTCGCTTAAGCTAACACCGTTGATTTTTAATTCGGGATATTTGGCATTAAATATGCTTCTAGTTTCTGAAAAATTAGTTGGCAATATTCTAAACGGAAAGCTTAATGGATTGTCGCCTTTAACATAGCTAACATAGCCATTTATTTTTCTCTTAAACAATTCGAGACCAACTTGCTCGCCTGCACTATTTACAACAAAACTTCCGTCACCATTAAACACGTCTTTAAGCTCTATTTTTGACCTATTATCGTTAATATTTAAAATATTTATTAAAAAAATGATTTCTTTGAAGTCGTTAAACATTGGTGTTGCTGACATAAATAGCAACTTTAAATTGTCAACATTTTTAACTAAATTCATCAATTCGTTGGACACTAATTTATTGCTGTTATCTTTAGACTGGCGTATATTATGTATTTCATCAATTATGATTAATCTATTATTAAAATATTTTTGCAATTTCTTTTTAATCAGCATTTTTCGCTTAGTGTTATTTGGATCGTCGGTTAATAACTGATTTGTTATGTTGGATTTTTTCATTATTAAATTGCCGAATTGTGTATAACCCATAAATAAATAGTAATTTGATATAATGTTTTTAACTATTTTTATCACTTTTTCACGTGATAAATTTTTTTGCAATATATTAATCTCATTTAATATGTTTTGACCTGCGCAATTATTAATAGTCCAATATCCATTGTGCAACTCTAATTTAGACTCGTCGAATAATTGTAAATAAAAATTTTCCTGCACATTTGGAGAGGCTACAATAATAATTCTATCATTATAGCCCATATATTGCAAATATTTTCTGGTTTCTTCTGCTACCCCTATTGCTGAGCACGTTTTTCCTGTTCCTAGTCCGTGAAATAATAAAAGACCATTATATGGTGTATGTATTGATAAAAAGTTTTTTATAAATTTTTGATATGGTGCTAATTCGAAAGCCTTATTGCATATTTCATTTGCTTGTTTTTCAAAATCTGTGTCAATATTTATTTTTATTTTATTTTCCATAAGCTCTTTATTGTGTGCTATTTTAATATTGAAAAATTCATCATCGTGATGAGGATATAAATATTTATAATTACTATTTAGCGGGTTTTTTAACTCCTTTGCATTTAATAACTCTAATGCATTTAGATAATATTTTAAATCGGTTTTTGTATTTACACCACTTTCTAGGCCTTCTAATTCTGATTTGTCTATAGTTATTTTGTTTATATTCTCTCTAAATAGTGAGGCTAAATATAAATTATTCTTTTCTTTTGTTTCAGGCTGTTTTATACTTGAAACAACGTCTTCTGTGTCGTCTTCTTCTTCTGGTGTTTCCTCTTCTTCTTCTGGTGTTTCCTCTGTTTCCTCTTCCTCTGTTTCCTCTTCCTCTAGTTCCTCTTCTTCTAAACTAGTCTCTTGTGGTTCAACCTTTTTTCCTTCGCCTAAGTCTGTATTCTCAATTAGTTCTGGTTCTGGTTCTGGTTCTTCATATTCTGGTTCTTCATATTCTGGTTCTGCTTCTATTGCTTCATCTTCTTCGGCTTCGTCTTCGCTTGCCTCTTCTTGCTCTGCATCGTCTGTTTCTTCTGTTGCTTCGTCTTCATCTTCTTCTTCTTCGGCTTCATCTTCGCTTGCATCCTCTTCTTGCTCTGCATCTTCTGTTGCTTCCTCTTCTGCTTCGTCTTCGCTTGCCTCTTCCTCTTCGTCTTCTGTTTCCTCTTGTTCTTCCTCTTCTTCTTCCTCTTCCTCTTCCGCTTCTTGCTCTTCCTCTTCTGTTTCCTCTTGTGCTTCCTCTTCCTCTTCCTCTTGTGCTTCCTCTTCCTCTTGTGCTTCCTCTTCTGCTTCCTCTTCCTCTTCCTCTTCTGCTTCTTCTGCTTCTTCTGCTTCCTCTTGTGCTTGCTCTGCTTCTTCTGCTTCCTCTTGTGCTTGCTCTGCTTCTTCTTCTTGCTCTGAATCTTCCTGTTCTTCTGCTTCTTCTGCTTCCTCTTCTGCTTCTTCTGCTTCCTCTTCTGCTTCTTCTGCTTCCTCTTCTGCTTCCTCTGCATCCTCTTGTGCTTCTTCTGCTTCCTCTTCTGCTTCCTCTTCTGCTTCTTCTGCTTCCTCTTGTGCTTCTTCTGCGTCCTCTGTTTCCTCTTCTGCTTCCTCTTGTGTTTCCTCTTCTGCTTCCTCTTCTGCTTCTTCTTCTGCTTCTTCTGCTTCTTCTTGTGCTTCTTCTTGTGCTTCTTCTTGTGCTTCTTCTGCTTCTTCTTGTGCTTCTTCTTGTGCTTCTTCTTGTGCTTCTTCTTGTGCTTCTTCTTGTGCTTCTTCTTGTGCTTCTTCTTGTGCTTCTTCTTGTGCTTCTTCTTGCTCTCCTTGCTCTGCTTCTGGTTCCGACTCTTTATTTTGTTCCGGGTTTTTCGAACTAAATAAATTACTTAATATATTCATTTACTATATATTAAATATATAGTTTATAAGTTTTTAATAAATTATTTAAATAATTTATAATATTTTTTTTTTCATAATTATATTCTCTTAGATAATTAGATACATTGTCAATAGACACCCATTTAATTTCGGTAATTTCATAAATTTGATAATTATTCTTAGGAATATAGTTGTTATTAATTATACCAATAAAGTATTTATGCTTATATGATTTATAATTAGAACCGCTAAATATTTCCTCATATGGCACAATGTTATTAATAATAGCAATATCTTTTTTTTCATATCCAGTTTCTTCTTCAAACTCTCTAAGGGCACACACAATATCTTTTTCTTGATAATTGCGACGTCCTTTTGGAAAGCCCCATTCGGGTTCAATATATTTTTTATCACATAAATTCACCAAACTTTCTAAATCATAGCTTTCAAAAATATTTGAATAGCCATTTTTTAAGTTAATAAATTTACTTTTAGATGTTTTTTCCTCATTTTTATAAGAATTATTGGTGTTATAGTTCCATAAATATTGCCATATACTATCAAAATCATTGTTTAATATAAATTGTCGTTCATTTACAGTCATATTATTTAATAAATTTGTAATATAGTTTTTATCTTCTATGGAATATTTTCCACGCATAAAATCTACAAACGATAATGTATCTTTACGTTTTATTATGAAAATCTCAACATCATTTTCTAATGTATTTGTTAGTGGATTTACTTTTTTTGTAATCCTTATTGGAATAATGCCAATACTTGTTATAGGAACTTTGCATTGATGAAATAAATGACCCAGCTTACCGCAATTATTACAAAAAATAAATTTTTTTGTATTCATTTATAAATTTATAGATTTATAGATTGTTAATTATAATGTAATTATGTTTTTATATATTATTTTTTATTTTAGTAACATTTTATTTTAGTAACATTTTATTTTAGTAACATTTTATTTTAGTAACATTTTATTTTAGTAACATTTGTTAATATAAAATCTATATTAATATAAAAAATATTATGACCAATAATAGCATATTTAACCCTATTATTTGGGGTCCTCATTATTGGTTTGTATTATATACAATTGCTTTGTCATATCCGTTAAATGTAAATGAGAGCACAAAAAAAAAATATTATGACTTTATAACAAATTTGCCATTATTTATACCTGTCCCCGAAATAGGAAATACCTTTAGTAAATTTTTAGACGCATATCCAGTAACACCTTATTTAGACTCACGAGAATCACTTATTAAATGGACACATTTTATACATAATAAAATAAATAGCTATTTAGGTAAACCCGAAGTATCATATTATGATGCTCTAAACAACTATTATGAAAATTATAAATTAAAAGAACTTAAAAAGAATGATGAAAAGAAAAATAGGCACAAATATATTTTTGGAAGTGTATTGTTAGTTTTATTAATCCTAATAATATATTTATATATTAAATAATACTAATCTAATACTATGAAACTTGAATTGCTTATTTTATTAATAACAGTTTTGGTATTAGTCAATACATATTTTGAAGGTAAGTTACTTAGAAAACTAAAGAAATATGAAAAATATTATAAAATGGTTTTTTTCGCTTTTGTTGGACTATGTATTTATTTATATATAAAAAAAGATCCGAACAATTATAAAGACTTTGTAACAAACTCAAATGGATATATAAAATATTTGCCTATTGATAGAAACACTGCAAGTATTATTACTCCAATTATTGATTTTACGTCGAGCTCTATTTCAAAAGAATTAAATAATAACATTAACGTATACAATAATCCTAACAATCGCAAATCAGTAACGTTTTCAAATCCAAATCAAAATTACAATCAAAATCCAAATCACAATTTGTCAAAACAGCAACAAAAGATTTTATATTCCGGAAATACTTCTACTAAGCGAAGCGTAAGTGAAACAAAAAAGAAATATGTAGCGGCATCTCAAAATTGGCATTGTAAGCAATGCCAAAAACAATTACCTGCGTGGTTTGAGGTAGACCATGTTATAAAACTTGAATATGGAGGTTCAAATGCTATAGATAATTTGGAAGCATTGTGCAGAGACTGCCATGGTAGAAAAACAGCATGTGAAAATTTATAACGCTATTTAAATAGTTTTCGAATAATTAGTAGTAATTAGTAGTAATAATATTATATAGTTTTATATTATATTATATTATATTATTATGTCATCTGATACTAATACTAATGTTACAAAATTTAAAGAGCTATTCAATTCTAGTAGTGAAAAAATAGGTGAGTTTATTAAATTTTTAAGCACTATTTTTATAAGAATAATAGACAAAACAGTTAATGGATTTAAAATAAAAGATAATCCACATAAATATTATACTTATTTTATTAGCATAGTACTTATAACAATATTATGCTTATTTTATTATTTAAATGAGAAGCAAAATCTTTTTGCTATTAAAAATAGTAAATATGAGATTTTAGTTACAATAGTGTTACTAGGATTTAGTATATATTGTTTCCTTTTTTTTGTTTATAGAAATCATACACTTTGGGATAAGCCCGGAAATAGGACTACAGACAAACACAATAGTGATACAGCATATGCGGATATTTATAAAACAACAACACGAAACATTATTGACATCAAAGACGACAATTCAGCAACTATAAATAAACCAAACTTAAAAGCCACATTAACAAGCCCACTATTTAACATAATGAAATATTTCTTTTACTTATTGTTGCTAATTAGCTTACCATTATTCCTATTAAACTATACTTTCTATTTGCATAAAGTTAATGACAATTTATTAAACATTACAAAAAATATATTACTATTATTAATATTTTTAATAGTATTAGCAATAATAGCTAAGCTTTTTTCTATAAAAACATCATCTAATGGGTCAATCTATTGTGAAATAGAAATAGAAAAAGACAAAAAACCCGCATACACAGATTTAATAAAAAGTTATGCCAAATATTTTTTATGCATATTTAAAAATTTTGTATTTTTTATTCCTTGCTTGATTGTTATTTTAACAGATGAAATAAATAATGATATTAGATTAACACCTTCCTCAGTTTATATATTATTTTTCATATTACTATTATTAGTGTTGTCACTAATTTTTTTACCTATGCTATTTAAATTTATAAGAACATTTAATAAAAGCGATATTTTGCAAGGTAGTGGGCCTTTTTATTTAAATGAAGAGAAAACTTTAGGAAAATATCAAAACTTAAATACACACTTAAGTAGACCTATAAGTGTTCCCAACATCACGGTCGAAGAGCATAAAAAACCCAACGAAGAGAGATTAGATAAAATAATGGACGCTTTTAATATGGATAAAGATGCATATAAAAAACAATTAAATTCATTTAACACGTCTATTAGTGCTGGTATTAATAGAGGTAATAGCTCTGACTCTCGCTCTATAAAAGACGCTAGTGCTAATAATTCAAATATTAAAACTCATTCATTTACACTATTTAATGATGTAAATAGTGCCTTTAATATTAAAACAACATACTCTAATTTGATAGTAAGTAAAGAAAAATTTCCATATAATTATACTTATAGCTTAAGTTTCTATATTTATCTTAATCCACAGCCGGAAAATACCTCGCTAGCATATACAAAAGATACTGTTTTATTCAATTATGGTTTTAAACCTGTAATATATTATAATGGTAGCTCGCAAAAAATAATTATAAAATCAAGAACAATTAGTAATAGAGGCGACCAATTAGATACAATATATGAGATGATAAATCCTAAGTTCCAAAAATGGCTGTTTTTTGTAATAAATTATGACAATAATATGATAGATGTATTTATAGATGGTAAATTAGTAGGTTCAAAAGAAGACGTGTCACCTTATTTTAAGGGGGATGCTATAACTATTGGCGAACGCGACGGCATTCACGGAAGCATAAAAGAAATTTATTATTATAATAAAGTAAGAACACCATCTACTATCGAATTATTATACAATTTATCAAAAAATAACACATAATTGAGAGATTTCTATTCTTATTTTTTCTTATTTTTTCTTATTTTTTCTTATTTTTTCCTTATTTTATAAATAAAAATTATTTAATTTAATTTAATTTAAGAGATTAAATTAAATTAAATATTTTAGTGTTAATAAAAACATTATAATATTTTTTATATATATATTTATAATGGCTATAGTAAATATAATAATAATAATAGTTCTTGTAATAGTTCTTGTATGGGGACTAAATAACTTATTTTTCAAAACAAATATAATATTTGACGTTATGTGTGATGCCAGTGAACTAGCTCAGGGAGTAAATAGTGTTAGTGGTTTATTCTCAAGTAACAAAAATGTCGTATTTGCTAAAGATATACCAGAAACAAGCTCCTCTAATTTTATGTTAAGTGTGTGGTTTTATATAGAAAATTGGGGTGATAATATATCTTATGAAAAGAATATTTTATTTATGTCACATAAAGAATTTGCAAAAACTGCTCCAGGATTAGAAAATACAATAACAGGTATTAGTAGTAAACGCACATTAGCAAGACCAACAAGCATAACTACTGTTTATAAAAATATAAATATTGCATTAGATAAATATGAAAATAATTTATTTATTGATATTGAAACATATTTAGACAAAGCACAGAGTGTTAGTCAACCCGGTCAAACAAATTATACAAGATATAAAATCCCTAATATTTCTGTTCAAAAATGGAACAATTTAACTCTTAGTGTAGATACTCGCACACTAGATGTATATTTAGACGGTAAATTACGCAATTCATTTATATTACATGGATTATATAAAAACCAGAATGAAGATCAATCTAAAAAAAATATATATATAGGAAATATGAAATTGACCGGTTCAAGTACCAATAGTGGTTTTGAAGGATATATTACACGCATACGCTATGAAGGCCACTCTATTAATCCACAAGAGGCTTATAAAATTTATAAAAAAGGTATTAATTCGAAACTCGCAACATCTATATTTAATAAATATAGATTAAAAATCAGCTTTCTTGAATATAACAAAGAAAAAGGAACAATTACATTGTAATTCTTTATTCTTTTATTATTTTTATTTTCTATAAAATAATAAAATCATTAATATTATTTATTTTTTATTATTTATTTTTTATTTTCTATAAAATAATAATATTATTATTATTAATATTAATATTATATAATAGTAATAATATGAATCCACCCGAAGGAGTTTTGGACAATTTTAAAAAAAATATGAGTTCATTAATTCCATATCAAAGCGATAAAAAGAGCGTGCTAAATGATTTCTTAGCATCTAACACGATGATATCAAGATTAACTTTCATATTAGCAATAATCATAATTTTTTCATCTTTATTTTACATTGGAAGCAAAGTTATATTTATTATGTTATCTCCCTCAAAAACACCATATATTATAAGCGGTATGAAAGACGCCACAGAAGCTTTAACTATTACCCAAGCATTAGGCTCAAAAACATCTATTCCGCTTTTAAGAAGTGTCAATCAATATGAAGGTATTGAATTTACTTATTCATTTTGGATTTATGTTACTAATTTAGAATATAAAGACGACTCCGATTATATGCACGTATTTAATAAAGGTTCGCCGCCCAATTCAGTAGGTGAAGGTGGGTCTGGATTATTTGGACCAAATAACGCTCCAGGTGTATATTTATATAAAGGAAAACGTAATTATAGTGATGACTTAATGGATAGGTATCCAGTATTAGGTATGTTAGTAAGAATAAACGTATTTCATAATAATAATAGCGTTGGAAAAGCATATTATGATGACATATATGTAGATGCTATACCTATTAAAAAATGGGTTGGTATTGTTATTAGAGCAACCTCTCAAAATATTGTTGATATATATATAAATGGTAGTTTAACAAAACGGCACAAGTTATCAAATATTGTTAAACAAAATTACGATAATTTATATATTAATTATAACGGGGGATTTGCAGGAAATATATCTGACTTAAAATATTACAACTATTCTATTGGAACCTTTGAAATTAATTCAATTACATCAAAAGGACCTAGTCTTAAAACCAAGAAAAATAGTAATATTAATAAATCCAAGCCTCATTATTTATCATCCGAATGGTATTTCAATGATACAGATGTATTAACATAAACATAAACATAAACATAAACATAAACATAAACATAAACATAAACATAAACATAAACATAAACATAAACATAAACATCTTATTAAT